GTTGTTGGCGTGTCGCTCATCGTTTACCTTTTTCGCGTCGTTTCTCATCCAAGAGTAGTACCGTCGCAAGGTCTTGCACGTCGAATGTTACGTCGGCAGGCCACCAGCCGGTAGCGAGCAGGATTGCCGCTAGCTGCCGTCTGACGGTGCCTGTTCCGTAGGGTTTGCAGGTTCTAACGCCTCCGTCTCAATGGTTTGCACGGACTCCAGCCAGGTCTTGTAGTCGCGCGACTCGCGTTGCGACTTGTGCAGGCGGTGCCAGCACATGTAGCACATGTCGTTTATGCCCATGCCTGTCTGCAGGTCTTGCACGCGCCGCCCGGTCTCGCGTTCCCACGCCGCAAAGTCAGCAAGCGTGATTTCGATGTTGTCGGTGTGCGGTTTGCCTGCCGGCGTCAGGTACGTCGCCTTGAATGTCAGTTTCACGCTGCCCTCCTAGTCGGTCGCTGTTACGGTGTCACATCCTTGACGAGCGTGCCGCCGTTGAACACTGCCTCTACCTGCTGCAGCTCGCCCAGCTGCGCGTTGACCACGTCGAATGACGCCAGGTAACCGTTGGTCAACTGAAATTCTGGGTTGGTGGCGCTGATCGCTGACGACGTGGCTTTGACCGCGACGTACGTTGCAGCTGCACCCACGAGGCTGTTGAGCAGTGCGTACGTTGAGCTGGCGCTGTAATCCATGAGCAGCGTTAGCGTGATTGACGCATTGGTGAGGCCGCCGACGTAGGTGCGGTTTGTTTGACCGAATGCCGTTGACTCAAGCTGGTCTTGCGACGTATTGACGACTGCGCTGACGACTTGCACGGTGAGCGCTGTACCGGGCGAGCTGGTGCCGACTGAGACGACCGGGTTGCTCAAGACTGTGGTTGCCATGTTTAGTCCTTCCGTTTCCTGCGACCAACCTTAGTGGCTGCGTCTTTGACTTTGGTGACAACCGTTGGCGCGTGTTCCTCTACCGGCAGGCACTGCCCTGAGTTGATTAAGTACTCCACGTTTGTAGCGTCGTTGACCTCGATAACGTCGCCCTTCTTGGAGTTGTTGAGCTTGTCGGTGATTACCAGCAGGCGGGTCATGGCACAACCTTAGTTGACAGCGTTAGCTCGTAGGCAGCAAAGTCTTGCGAACCAATTTGTACGACGGTCGGCCTGCCCGATTGCAGACCCAGGTTGGCTGCGCGTATCAGGTCTGTCAGGTCAAGCAGTTTGTTCAGCGTGTTGCGGTCGCCCGGGCCGATTGCCATGATTTTTATGCTGAACTGCATCTCAGGCACGACGTTTGTATGCATCAGGAATGACGGCGCATCGATCAGCACGCACGGCGGGTTTATGTTGCGGGGGTCGCTGCTGGAGACGACCGGGAGGTTTGTAATCGCCCCCAGCAGCGAGATCAAATCGTTGTAGCCAGTCTCTAGTACGCCAGGCATCACGCAACCTGTGGTCGGTTGACGCCCAGCAGTCGCAACACCTCTACGAATGACCCGCCTATTGGCCCTGACGTCGCGAGCGGGTCGTACGCGGCGTACGACTCCGACGCGCTGCCACGCATGCGGTACAGGTAGCCGGCGTACATGACGCTGCCCAGTTTTACGTCGCTCGACGGCACGGTTGTCAGGCTGTCAAAGTAGCCGGCCTCTTGACGGCGACGCCAGGCGAACTGGTTGCCTGCGCCGACAGCGAGCGTCAGCAAATCAAAGTCAGACGACGGATTAGTAACCGTGAAGCCAAGCCAGTCCTCTACGTCAGCGACAGTGACCCAGCTGCACGTCGGCGTAAACGTCAGCGTCGCAGTCGCCGGCGCGCGGTCTTGATCTGCAGCCGTGACCGCAAACGCAATCTGGTTTTGTATGGGTACGTCGTAGTCGTACAGGTAGTCGCCGTCGTCGTCAACGCCGATGAACAGGTGCTGCGGTATCGCAGTCACCGTAAACGTGCCGTTGAGCGCCGTGAACGGTGACGCAAAGCCTGACAGCGTGATGCTGAGGCCGACCTCAACCTGTGTTGCGGTCAGCGTCTTGATGACGCCTACGTCGTCGGTGATCTGCGCCTGGGTGGTTGTGTAGGTCGCCATGCGACCTCCTTACCTTACGACCAGGTGAGGAATTGGAACTTCGTCGCGTCGAGCATCAGCGTCGCAAAGTAGCCGCGGAAGCTGATTTGTCGGCCCAAAACTTCGGGCTTGTCAATTGCGATGAGGCCGCGCTGGTTTTCGTAAATCTCGTAGCCAGCGAATTGACCGGCTGCGCAACCCACGATCATGCGGTTCGCGGTGAAGTTCTTGTCGACCACGAGCTGCAGGCCAAGCGGGTTGCCGTTCCAGTTGCTCGCGTTGTACGACGCATTCGATGCGTTGAACGGTGCGACGCTGGGGAACAGCGGCCTGTCGCTGGTGTCTACGAGGCCGCCGAGTTTTGCCCACGTGTCTGCGCTGACGAAGAGGTGCGTTGGCAGCACGTTGGTGCTTGCCGCGATTGCCTGTGCAGCGCCGTACAAATCCTCGAGCAGCGTTGCAGCTGTGCCGGCCCACGCGCCGTAGCTGGTTGAGTTTGCCAGCAGCTGGTCGGCTGCGTAGTTGTCGGTCGCGTCGGCGTACTGGCCCGCAAGGTCTTGCAGGATGATGTCGACAGCTGCCGGGTCAGTCCAGTCAACATCTTGCTCAGACACGAGCACCGTGCCGCCAAACGTCAGGCGGGTGACGATGTTGCTTGAAATCACCATTGTCGTCGACGACAGCGTTGCGAGTTCGCTCGCCTGTTGTGCAACCGACACGTGCGTGGTGATCTCTGGCCTGTTGAACGTCTTGCCAGACCCAAGCGGCATTGCTCGCGCGCCGATTGCCGACACGACAGGTCGCAAGTAGTTGATGTTGTTGTACACCGGGCCGACGACTGGCACAGGCAAGAGACCTGGCGTGTCGGTCGTGGCAATGTCGCCCGCTGCAGCGGCAATCGGGTTGTGTACTGCCTGGTGATCAGCGATCATGCGGTTGACTGCAGCAAACTTTTCGCCGCCTTGCACGTACGCAGAAATCCACTCGCTCATCGAGGGCAGGCGTGACGGTGCTTTGCGTGCTTCAGCCCAAATCGGCGCCTTCGGCGCTTCGGCTGGCTTCTCCTGTGGTGTGGTGTTGTCGGTCATGGGGGTCTCCGTTTCCGTTGTGCTTACCTTAGCGGCTGCAATCGTGTCAATGGTGGCATCCGCAAACGCTGGTTCTGCGACGATCGACAGCTCACGCCAGTTCGCTTTTGACACGACCAGCACGCCTTCGTCGTTGTATTCCGCGTCAATCGGGTCAACGCCGATACTTACGCTGTCGAGCGCACCGTCTTTGATTAGCTCAATAACGTCGTCGCCGGCCTTCGTCGCGCTGATGCGTGCGGTGTAGCGCATCTCTTCTTCGTCGTCGTCGCGTGCGGTGACGACGCCGATGATCTTGTTGCCGTCGTGGTTCTCCAGCAGGCGCGGCGCCTTGCCGTCTGTTGGCAGGCTGCCTGGCAGGAACATTACCTTTTCGCCGCCTGTCACGGTCGCAACGGTGTTGTACGGCACCGCGACGCCCTGTATCGTGCGCGGCGCAGCTGCTTGTGTTTCGTCGTCGTGGTCGCCTTTGGCGAGTAGTTGCACTTTGCTGCTGGTGAGGTAGATCATGTCAACAGGTTACGTCAGCAAAGTATGTCGTTTGGTGGATTACTGGGCGATCGGGTAGCCGGGTGTTACTGACGTGCCAGAGCCAGCCGGCGCGGAGGGCAGCCCCGCATCGTCCGACTGGTCTGACACGCCGTTTTCCTTTAGGTAGGAGTCGACGTCCAGTTTGATGTAACGACCGCGCGGCGTCACGCTGTTGAGTGACAGCGTTTGCTCGATGCAATCAATGTACGGTTTTGCGCCGAATAGGTACAGGTCTTGTCGTGCCTGTTGCGCGTTTTGGTACGTCATGCCCGACCCGGCTGGTGCGCCGACAAGGTACGGCGGGATGTTTGCGATGCGCGCCAGCTCTAGCGCCTGGTACGTGCGTGCCGCAACAAGTTCTAGTTTGCTGGGGTCGATCGATGACTCGCGCCACTCGACGTACTCGTTCAGCGCAGCCACGCTCGCTGTGAGTCGCGCCTCCGACCACGCCGCCGCCAAGTCGGTCAGTTCCTGCCCGCTCATCGGTTCGCCGCCTGTCTGTTTCAGGTAGCCGGCTGGCACCTCCATTGTCGCAAACCGTTCTGCCGCCATGTCTAGGCGTGACGCAGTGTTGATCGCGCGATTGCCTGTGAACAGCAGCGCTGGTATCGGTGACAGGAACTGCACGACATCCTGCGTTTCTAGTTGTATGCCCTGGAAGTAGATCTGTGATGACGGCCCCCACCATTGCGGCCCGGCCTGATCCCATGTCACTACGTCGGCTGCCGGCACCCAGGTGAACGCTGACGGAAAACCTGCCGCGTTGCGTTGCGTAATAATCCAGAATGCGCGACCGTAGAACATGAGGTCGTCAGCAGTGAACGACATGATGAAGTTGCGCGTCACGTTCGGGTCGGGATTTTGGAACCACGAGTCGGGCGGCAGGTCGATGTATTCGTACTCGTCGCCGTCCCATTGCCTGCCGTACTGCTCGATTTCTAGGCAGCCGATCATGCCGCAGATCAGGTCGCGCGCGCGACTGATTGTTGGGTTGCGCAACGCAGCCGTGCGGTCTGCGCCGGCTGTGTAGTTGATGAAGTTGCCGACGAGCGGGTTGCCTGCCGCGCCTGCAGCTGCCTTGACAATCGGTGCGTCTTTTTTGCTGAACAGTGCCATGCGCTAAATGTTACGCCACGCGACGTGGCTTAGCGGTGCCAAGTACGGCGCGTTTGACG